AGGATACAGGTGAGATTAAATATGTCCAAGAGACTCCAAGATTTGAAAAAGATAATTACAACTTAAATTATGGAATATCTATGCAATTTAATATTCCTTTAGGTAATGGTGGGGAGCTATGCAAGAAAGCTGCGGCTGTAAATATTGAAGCTCAAGAGTTGTTGATTAAAAAAACAAAATTAGAAATGGCTTTGTATAGGCTAGAGGTATGCGGTAAACAGGCCAAGCTTGGAGTAGTGCTGACAGGTGAACACGCTGTTACTTGTAAAGATGTAAAGCTTATACCCTTACCAAACCAAGTTTTGCCTCATACACACAAAATAGAAACTAACTAGATTTATTTTTTTTTGTAAAACGCTTGGTTATATTTTTTATAGCAGCCTTTGCAGCCCCTTGTATCAGAGGAACAAGAGCCGCAGAGCTACCAGCGACCAAACCAATAACAGCAGTAGAAATAAGTACCTCAGGTGTACCAATAAAAGTTTCTCGAAATGGTACGTCTTCATACAAAGTAATGCACTCTGTTTTGTCTGAGGATAACTTATGACCTATAACTCTTTCAATGCGTTTTGCATTTCTGTAATCTCCAACGGCCTGATCTACTTTTTTATCAGGACACTCTGGGATTACTAATTCTTCTTTTTTGTTTTCTGGTGTTTTAGTCTCTGGGATATCAGACTCTGGCATAGGTGGAGCTTCATTTGTTATTGGCAAATCTTCAGTAATTACCAACTGATCTGGTCTGTAGTCGATAGGGTAAAAGCTAGGAAACAAAGATTCACCACAGGTCAGAAACACTCCGTTAGGGTCATCAAGCAAAAGCTGTGTGTT